TGTTTAAAAGCGCCTAGACTTCCGGAATATTTAGTTGTTCTACCTAGTAGACTTGCTTCGTAAATATATGATTTGAATGATATCATTGTACACAGTTCCCATATAAATTAAATTAATATAAAACTATTTATACAAGTTTATTCGTCAAGAAAGAATGGATTTGGTTTTATATTACCTTTATTATCATAACAAATGATTTTGGCTTCATGTAATTTATCGATACACGCGGACGTACCCGCACGTATACCTAAGTTATATGCATTCCATGCTGCACCACCAATGAGAATTACTAAACATATTAATTGAAGGAAAAAGTATTCCATTAGTCTAATAATAACCTTTGCATTGTAGTAGTATAACCTTTATCTTGCATTCCTAATTGAAATTTTAAAGCTTCTTGTAATTCAGAAAACATATATTCAGCTTTTAGCTCATCGTTTTCATCATAGGCTATTACTTTAAAGGCTTTGGTTTTTTCTTTAGCTTTGTTCGTAGATATAAACATCCATTTTCTCCGCTTTGCTTAATGGTATAGACCTATCATAAGCTCTAGGATGCCTTCCTTCAGCCCTTGCGACTGATGCTCTTGGTCCTCTACCTTGACATTTAACTCTGTATCTAGGAAACTTTGAATTTAATTTATTTCTATAAGAACTTTCTTCAGCTCTTTTAGCTTCCTTATTAATAATCTTAACTGCTTTTCTAATTGTTTCCAACTCAAGCATATCACCAGCACTTTTAACGTGGGCTGTCATCACGTAATTTTGAGAACCTCTCATACTAACTCCTTAATTTCATTTAATTTATCTTCAACATCAACCCATTCCAAATAACCAATTACGTCATTTGTTATAGGTGTTGTATAATCTAATTCACCGTTTTCATCTAAAACAGCTAATTCCCATAAACCCTTTTCATTACCATAAGAACCTGCGTGTCTTACAACACTGGCTCCCATTTCATTTTCAAATTTATAGATATATTGAACACCATCGTTAAAATCTTTGGATTCAATTTTATATTTATCGAACCTATCTATTTCAATAGGTTCACCTTTTCCAAAAATATCTGGCATAAACTTTTTCATTATTGAGACATTTCCTCAAATCTTTGGAAGACTAATTTATCTCTTAATCTATCCATATCACAAAATGCTAAGAACTCATCATGTGAATCAGCAATTGGTGTAATACCTAATTCTTTCACAACTTGCATTGTAGATAATTCATTAACCTCTTCAGCAATGCTTTCCAAGATTTGTGTATTTACTTCGTTTGACATATAAACTCCTTATTTAATTTTTTATATAGGTATATTATAACACGTATTTTCGCATTTGTAAACGGTTTTTTGAAAAAAAAGTGAATTATTTTTTAGGAGGTAATTGCACGTATGATGATATAACGTACTTAGGTGATGATATAGGCATTACACCTCTATGTGGATATAAGAAATTTGGTGGGAAACAAACTACTGAACCTCTCTTAGCAGGATTTTTTATTATATCTTCTCCAATACTAAACTCAGTTTCACCACCTTCTTCAACATCATTTAAATACCAAAACATTACTAATAATCTTTTTCCAGTTTCAGCTGTTGCTGAATCTATATGCCAATTAAAGTATCCTTCGTTTGGTTCATATTTCTTTATCCTTGGTGCTTCATAAGCTAAATCCTCTGGCCAAAAAGCTCCAGTATAATCTCTATATGATTCAGCTAAATTTTTAGCTTTCATTAAAAAGAGTTCTCTAAAGGATTCGAATGGTTTGGCTTTGAATATATTAATCTCACGAAATTTCATGAGGTTATTATTTCTTTCTTGGATATGATTAGGACTTTTATTATATGTATCAATTAATATTTCACATGCCGTTTCATCTAAAACGTTATCAAATACCACAATATAATCATCTAAATTTTTCATAATTTCTTAAAGAAATGCAGGGCTTTTACACCCCGCACTACTATCATTATATAGTTTTATGTTAAACTTCTGATTTAACTAAGGTGTAAACACCATACGCAAGAGCTAACCAAGCACCCCACCATACTAAATCTCCTAAAAGAAGTAGTGATAGTGAAATTGCAACGATAACTGCTCCGTCCCAGGATGTCCTTTCGGCAAATCTGGCTAGTATCCAATCCTTAACTGAACTAAGCATGTTCATACATTTTCTCCTATATTTTAAAGTTGGCAAATGTGTCGGGATTCTCACGTTCACCAAACTTATTTATTGGTTTGTCCGGAGTCATATCATTCATAATATCTGACTGCGCGGACTCCTCCACATCATATAATTTCATGCGGGAACGATCGATACCAATCACGAATCTTCGATATTTGGTTGGATCGTTATAACGATTTTTCAATTGCTTTACCATTAATTGACCTAGCTCATCAAGTTCCTCTGTTGATATAAGAGCAAACATTAAATCAGCTGTCGCTGGTAAACCAAATGATTCAGATGTATCTTCAAGTCCAAGGTCTGTATTACTATATCCCGCCCTTGTTGTCTGCGTAGCAGAAACTATCGGTACATTGAATTCTACTGCCAAGCCTCTTAATTCTTCGGCTATGGCTTTGATATAACTATAAGTATTTATACTTCCTCCCAACCCGCGCATACGGCTTGATGAACAAATATTTAAATAATCTATATAGACCATATCAGGTTTAAAGTTTTTCTTTAATTTTAATTCGTTGAGTAAAGCTCTAAAATGTCCAGTATGTGCTGAGCCAGTTGGATACTCTTTTACAATAAGTTTTCCAATAGCGCCTTTTGCAATCTTTCCAATCTTTTCTGCAAATACATTTTGTGGTAATGAACTAAGTTGCTCTATTGGAAGATTCATTAAGTTTGCATCTATCCTTTCAGCAATTCTTTCCTCAGCCATTTCCATTGTAATATATAAAACATTCTTACCTTGTTCCAAGGCAGCTGCTGCACAATGACACATGAATAATGATTTACCAACACCAGTACCAGCTAAAGCTATGTTTAATGTTTTATTTGGTAAACCACCTTTTGTTATTTTATTAAAGTAATCCAAATCAAAAGGTATTCTATCTTCTTTATAATTATAAAAATCATATCTTTCATCACTATCATCGATATAGTCATGACCTATTTGTTGGTCAAAGGAAACACCAAGTGCGTTTGAAAGTATTTCAGGTATAGCACCTTCACTTTTCTCTTGATTTTTTCCATCAATAATTTGTATTGATTCCATGATTGCATTGTATACTGCTTTCTCTTTACACCAGGTTTCTGCTTCACCTATAAGATACTCAGTATCAATTTCAGTTTTTTCTCGGATTTCATTAATTAATTGAGCACTATTATTTAGTACATCTTCTGGAGCATTGACTTTTCTCAACTCCATATCTAGAACTTTAGCTGTTGGTAAACGATTATGTTTACTTACGAATTTTACAATTAAATCAAAAACATTTCTATGCGAACCTTCAAAATAGTCAGGTTGCAAATAAGGTATGACTCTCCTACAAAACTCTTCGTTATTGAGTAGGTGATTCAGTATTTGTGTTGGTATCTGATTCTCCAATTCCTATCCTCGCTAAATTATTTTCCTTTCCCCACTCTAGGGAATCCATTATTATATATCTCAGTACATCGCCTAAGTAATTTTTAAATGCTTCATCAGCATTAAGTTCATCTATAGTAAAATCAGCTGGGTCCATAATAGTAAAATTAAATGATAGCTTTGCTAAATCATTTTCTACTTCTTCCTCGATTCCAACTGTACCATATATAACTGTGACATCTTTCCATTCACCCTTTTTAAACTTTACACCAGTCATTGGATGACTTGGATTTTCTACAAAGGTGTAGTGAGATTCATCTATGGTATACATTACTCTCCCTCGACTTCTATATCAAGGTCAACTTCTAATAAAGGTTTGTGTCCTATTGAATAATAAGTTTTTACAAACTCTTTGAAATCAGTATCTTTAAAGATTGGTTCCCAAAAAGCTTTTGTTAAAGTTTGCTTTTCTCTTACCTTTCCTTCTTCAATTTCTCCAGTTTCTTTATTAACTCTTGCATACCAACCTACATTTGGTTTAGTGACATAACCACCAGCCAATGCAACTTGTAGTAATCCTGAGTAAGGTTCTATTCCACCTTCCCATGATACACCTACTGGTATTTTAGATTTCTCTTTTACAAACCTTGATTTTTCTACATTGATTACAAAGTTATAACCAGCTACTTCAGTACCAGCTTTTACTTGTTGCCTTCCAATAATCCATATATTGTCAGCTGAATAATAAATACCTGTACCACCACCTACAACATTCTTTGGAAATAATCCAATTTCTTTATAGGTATGATTAACAGCAAGTAAAGGGACGTTCTTCATCGTTAAATAAGGAGTGACCATTCTGAACAATCCCTTTAATGCCTTCGCTCTTGACATATCCGCGACAGATTTTTCGTTGAGCGCATCTTCTAATTCTTTTTTACTTGCTAAATTACCAATTGAATCAATAACAATTACTACCTTGTCATCTCTATCGATTGCTTCTAATTGATTTACTAAATCAAACTTAAGTTGTTCTACATCAGTAATTGGAGTATGTAATACTCTTGATGTATCAATTCCAAATGATTCAAAATAATTTTGTGGTGAACCAAACTCAGAATCATAAAATAACATAACTGCATCTTCATACTCATTTAAATATGCTGCACCCATTAAGAGAGCAAATGATGTTTTAAAATGTTTTGATGGACCAGCTAATACTGTAAGTCCGCTTGTCATACCACCATCCATATCACCTGATAAAGCTACGTTTACCATTGGTACAGTTGTTGATATTACATCTTTATCTTTGAATAGCATGGAATCCGATAGGATATCCGTAGTTTTAATTTTACTATTCTTTTTTAATTTGTCCATTACTCCCATATTAATACCTCCTCTCTGGTCTAAGTTGCATGGTTTTTTCTTTTTTTCTCCAGCGTGCTATGGCTTCTTTCCTTTTACGCTGTTTAGCTTGAGCGGGTTTTTCGTAAAATTCTCTCTTACGAACTTCCTGGACTATTCCAGCTCGCTCACATTGCTTTTTAAATTTTCTTAAAGCTACATCGAAAGGCATAGCTTTTGGTGGACGCTTATCTCTTGGATTACGTTTTCTTGGTCTTAAATCGACACTTGGCATATTTCACTCCTATTGTTAAACATTATAATGTATATTATATCATAAAATCAGTCAATTGTAAACTGTTTTTTTCATATTTGTACTCTTTTTTCTTGTTATCTATTAATAGGAAAGGTGTGTCAATCAAATCCACTCTGTTGTCAAAATAATCTAATAGGTTTTGCACCATATCTTCTGCTGTTCTTACAGGCACGTTTTGACATATATGATTAATACTACTATTTATTAAATTAAAATCTTCAGGTAGATGCATTATCCTCATTGATTCTCTAACTGTTAAATATCTATCTTCGTATGGATGACAAGTTTGAACTGGTAAATGACCTACAAAAGCTCCAATATAATTCTTAGCCCATGTAGTTGTTCTTCTCATTACATTACCACCAGCTTTTATTTTATTATTCATTCTATCAATAATTCCATAGTGTCTTGGATGTCCTTGTTCTTTTAACCATGGTAAAAGTTTATCGTATGAATCAAACTCCTCTATATAATCAAAACAATTATTCGAATGTTCTAACGTATCGTAAAATTCTCTATGAGTTATACCACCATGTAGCTCTTCTAATATGTACCTGTAAAAAGGTAAATCAGATGGTGTATGTTGATTTGGTATATAATTCATTGGATCGTCATCTCTACGAGGCCCAGAGGTGATAACTGATTCAATTCTTTCGTTAGGATAACGGTTTACATAAGGTAAAAGTGGTGCCTTATCGCCTTTAAAAAAGAAATAAAAGGTTCTATCTCTGATTTGAGAATACCCTTGTACTAAGGATTTAGTCTTTAATAGTACAAAGGTATACCCATACTTTTCCCCTATCTTACGTAGCTTCTCTACTACAGGCTTACCGGTTTTTTGTGCTAACCTCGGAGCGTTCTCTCCCCAAAATACTTTTGGCTCTATTTTATCTAATACGAAATGTGCAGTTTCATACATCCAATTATTTACTTCTCTATCTGCTGATGAATGTGGTGATAATGTTGAAAGACCAGCACAAGGACATACAGTATTTACCATATCTACTTTCTTTGGTTTATGATTTTTCTTTTCATCCAAATGTACATAATCACCTTGCCAACCTTTACCTCTTATATAGTTTATAAAATGAGAATCATTAGGTTCAAAATCTGAATATGATAAAACTTCTTCTGGCATTTGACCATCGAGCTTATTCATTATTGCTATACTTTCACCACCTACAAGTGGTACGATACTACTGTATTTCATCAATCACCTTTGTTATCATTCTTCCTTGTCTTTCTGCATCATCATAGTGTAGAGGTATACAGGTTGCAAGTAATAGTAAACCACCCATAAGTATTTCATTCTTAGGCAATTCATATTCATCTAATTTTCTTTCAAATAAATCTTTAACATATTCATTTTGTGGAACATCAGCAACAATAGCATTATATCCATAATAACAATCATGAGCTAACTTAGCCCAATCATAAATATTATCACCCATTTTTCCATGCCAAGTTCCATACTCTCCTCTTGGGTCAAGGAGTTTAAATTGGTCTGTTTGTTGGTTATATAAAATATTTGCTAAATGTAAATCACCATGCATTCCATTTATTGGTGAAGTATATCTATATATGTGTTCTGCCATTTGATGTAATTCAGCTATCTTCCAAGCTTCCACAACATTGTAAAATTCATGACTTAATCTTTCTGTAGTTTTACCAACCCACATTGCTTTTGCATTCTCACTAAAACTATCAATTAAACTTTCATCTTCTATAGGATTATTAAAATAATTAATTTTAATTTTAAATATTCTATCCATGATATAATCCCAATGTGTCTCAGGCATATTTTCATATAACATTAAATCACTAAGTAATGTACCACTTTCATATGACATTATTAATTGAGTTGGATGGTCTAATATTCTTGGTACAAACATTGATTGCTCATCGCTTAAACACTTATACCAATATGCTTCATTCTTTAAAGTTTTTCTAGAATGTTTATCATGATAATCTGGTAATTTTGTAATTGTTCCAAGCTCAGGATTAAACTTCAAATTATTAAATGCTCTTGCCTTAGTATTAAGTAGTGATGCACAGGTTTTGTAGTATGTTGGCAGATCACCTATGTCATACCATTCTTTAGTAATATATTGGCTAAAATTTCCATAGAGTTCTAGTGCACCTGATATATCGTAGGCCCTACTTTCTGTGAAAGCTTGCTTAGCTCTTAAACCTTCCTTAAATGAATATAGACCAACTAAAGCATTTGCATTTGGAATTGGTTTATCTGGTTTATTATAATAATTATTACCATCCCACATACACCAAGCTGATTGATTCTTAACTTCTTTAGTCAATAAAAAGTTTTCTCCAAGTGGCATATTCTTTTCTAATATAATAGCATCACCTAACCAAACCACAACTGGTTTCAAAGGATTTTTTAATGCATTCATACCAATAGATATAGCATCCCTTGGACCATCAAAAGATGGTTGATTAGCAAACCTTACCTTGGGATGTCTTACAGCACAGTATTCTCTGATATCAGAATATTTTCCATCCACAACAACTATTTCGTCAACGCTGCCATTGACTGCCTCTATTATATAATCTAGGCAAGGTTTACCATTTACACGTACCATAACCTTCGACGTGCCAGAAGATAGAGGTCTTAGTCTTGTTGCTGCACCAGCAGCAGGTATAACTAAATTGAATCCATTTTGTTTGTCCATTTAATAAATTCCTCCAAGTTCATTGCTTTATCATCTACGTAATATGTAGACGAATAGGGTTTACCCCATTGTAATTCATCGTAAGGTACATCATGTTCGTCCAACCATTCAGTTGTGATGTCACCTACATCATCTATTATCTTTTGAATATCACCATCAAATGTTAGCATTCTTCTGGCTGTAAGCAATATTATATAATAGCCTTGATTGTGTAATGTTCTCATTCCATGTATTACCTTTTTATTGGGTAATGCATTTCCATATTTGTGTTTTGCATCTTTATAATTATGATTGGTATGACAAATAGTATCATCAATATCAATCACTATGCTAGGTTTAGGTTTATCCAAAAAATTCCTCCAAACTGTTTGTATTTAAATCTTGTATTTTTGTATGTACAATTCTTTTCTTCTTTTCAAAATAACTTAATTGTTGTTCAATTACTTCTTTAGCACCAAATGCTGGAATATTGTTATTTAAAATATTGTTAAAAGTATCTATAGCGTTCGTACCAAAGCATTTTTCAATCAATTGAGTCACTGACATTTTATCTGTTTGCTTTCCTACGGACTCAATATGTTTTAACATAGGTGGTATTACATTAGATGCATCAGCTTCCTGTCTGAGAAACTGAATACCATTATCCAAATAATCATTATACATTGTTTCATTATTTGATAATTCATGTATTTTATCTTTTGTCTCATTTAAATCTTCTCTATTGGACCATATAGCAATTGGATTAGATATAAACGTTGAACCATCTTCAGCTACGTTGTTCATTCCATAATCATAATCAAATACTGGAACTGTACCTACAGCAATTATTTCCATTTGCGCATATTCAAACCTATCGCCATAGTTATGTCTTTCCTTTGGAAGATTATATCCACTATAACCAAACAATGAATTTGAGATTAAGTTCATACCATCTTCATATTCATAAGGACCAAAGCTTTCGCATATATCGCTATCATAATTATAACCATCAAACTTATCAGTCCATTTTGTTATATCGATAATATCAAACTTAGCACCTATAGACCTTTCAATACCATGAATAGAGTAATGGAAATCTTTATCTAAGTTATACATTTCAACCATTCTTTTAGGGTCTTTCATTGTTGTCCAACGACTTGCGTATATACAACTTTTTCTTTTATCTTTAAAGGGTACCCAATACTTTTCATAATCAGAAACAGTAAAAGGTAATTTCATACGAGCAATCCTTTCACCTAGTTTTTTATCAGTTAAAATGTTTGATATATCTTGAGCATAAGTTGTTGTAGTAGAAAAGTTAAATACAATATCACATGCATTTGCTATAGGAATGTGAATTGGTATTCTATCAAAATTCATTCTCTTAATCTCATGCATCATACCAACAAGGATTGGTTTCTCTATTTTAAGAACTAAATCTTCAAAGAAACTTTTTACTGTAGATTGGTTGTGCAAAGGACTAGGATAAGAGTTAAGCATAACAATATCATAATTCTCATTTAATTTTTTTCCTATGTCAGGTATTTCATCAGCTTTGAAAGATATAGAATTTTTTATATGACCACCTGAACGAGTGAATCCTCTTTCTTGTAAATCATATATGTCTACATCATTAGGCATATATCTTTGGAATTCATATCCAAATTTTTCTACACCACAACCATCAAGGCCTTTTCCAAATACTATTGCAATTTTCATATAGTTATATTATAACATAAAATCAGTGATTTGTACACTGTTATTTTCTAAATCTTTCAAATGTTTAGGTACTCCAGTTGGTTGTACCTTGAGATTAATCTTACGATTATGTGTTTTATCCTTCATATTTACTAACTTAATATGTTTAGGATATAGTTTGTTGAGCTCGCTCGCGGCCGTATGCATGACGTCCGCGTGACGCGCGGCAGCATTACCACCTTCTTTTTCTTTACCAATGACTAATTGCCATTTAGTTATATAAAAATTATTAAATCCTTTTTGAATCGCACTACAAAATGCTGCTACATCTTCATAATATTTTACTTTTGTATAACCTAAATCGTCAGCTGTTAATTGTTCTAAATTTATAAAAGAACTAAAAGCTCCCCAACGATTTAATCCTATAGGAAATATATCTTTACCTTTGACAAAGGTTGCAGTAGCGATTACACCAAATGGCATATCCTCTAATAATCCAATTGAATAATTAATTAAATCATAGAACGATTCTTCTGATAATTCCTTTTCTTTTATTACGTAATCTTTCTCATCAGTAATATGGCAAGGGACTATTTTAATATCATCATCCATCATCCAAATTTTTTCACCAGCAAAATGTTCACATATAGCATGTCTTTTTTCTGGTATACCTGAATCTTTAGGTACGTTAAGTGGAACTAAGTTTACACCTGGATAATCAACTGTAATTTTTTTATAGCGTTCCATTTCTGATACATCTCTTCTTATACAAACATAAACTCTTCTATAAAAACTTTCTGGAATCCAGCCATTTTCTAATACATCAATTTTACCATCGACTCTACCATAAGTTGGTATAACTATTTTCATAAAATATATTCCATTAATATTGTTCTAAATAATAATACAGCTCCAGCACCATTCAACATTATAAGAGCTCTGTCTTTCCAAAGGAAACTAACGATTAACCATAATAAGACACCTATGAAGGATAACATAACATCCCACATAGCAAATTCTGGTATACCTCTCATTCCCATACCTGCTAATACAAATGATGAGGCAACCCATTTAATATACCAATCGGCAGTATATTTTGGTGTTGCACTTTTATATATACGATTTGAATTAGCTAACTCTTCTTTACTATACTTCTGCGAACTCATATTTAATTCCCGCTTCTTTAAAAATTTCATCTGTTTTTCCTATTGCTTCTTTCCATCTATCAGGAGTATTACGAGAGATTGCTACTACTCTTTTTACACCTGCTTGTATTATTCCTAAAGCACAATCACCACAAACTGGTAAACCATAAATATATAATGTGGAATCTTTTAATGATATTCCATTCTCAGCTGCATTGTATATGCAATTCATTTCTGCATGTACAACGTACTGATACTTTATTTCTCTTACTCTTAATCTTGCTTCAGTATCTTCTATCCCTTTAGGAAATCCATTATAACCTGTGGATAGTATTTTTCTATTTCTTACAGCGATTGCACCAATTTGTCTACTTGGGTCTTTACTCCATGTTGATACTAATTGAGATATCTCTACAAATCTTTTATCCCACTTACTTAACAAGATCGAAATGCCTCTCATAAACATGCAAGTTTTGTACTTGCCAATGGATATCACCTTTTTCTAAAGGTTCCAATGTATCAAATATTCTTAAATCACTAATCAACTGATTCCTTACATACTCTTGCCAAGCAAAATCATTCTTATATCCAAACACTACATCATTACTTCTCATTTGAACTACACAATGTAATTTATTATCTCTAATATAATATGTCACAGCATTTGTACATATAAAATCATTCTTACCATTTTCTTTATACTCTTGCCAGATACTTGGACGTTGATATATCATTGATGCTCTACGAGAATCAGGATTTATTTCCATTAACTCATGTAAAACTTGTTCGTATTGATTATGATACTTATTAGCATAGATTAATAATCCATAATTAGAATTAATTTCACCATGTTCATTAGCTGAATATTCCCAGGCTTGAGGAGCTCTTTGCGATTTCCTATCACCCCATATATCTTTGATGTTAGTTGACATTGATTCATACCAATCTAATTCATCACTTACATATTGGTGATTTACTTCACCAAAGATTGTTGGTTTATCAGCAATAAAGGATGCACCAATTAGTTCAATAGTTTTTTGACCGGTTTTATCGGTTGTAAAGTTTTCTATTTTTAATTGATTAATAAAGTGTTTTTTAATATCAGACGTTATCATCTCTTTTAGTCCCTAGCTTTTTTGTTTGATTAAACATATCTTTTGAAGGGTCTTGGCCTTCCATTTTACCACGTAAATATGCAACACAAAAGGATGCATAGTTAATTAAATCTTTGTAGGAATCTTCTAAGGATTCAAAGTTTGGTTCTTTACCTGATTCAAGCAAAGATGTGGCTCTGATTAGTTTACCTAAACAAGCATCATGCAAGGTATCAATACCTCTACGATAATGCATAGCTTGGGTTATAGAACTATTATCACTTTGATAATCGGCTGATTTTTTAGCTTGCAGTTCAGCACATTCCTGCAGTACTTTCATACTTTCTCTCATAATTTACTCCATAATTATCTATTATATCACATTTCACTGTAAATGTAAACTTATTTTTTAATTTCTTTTCCATACTTATTGAGCTCGGGAAGTTCAACTCCTCGCTCTAATAATACCTTTCGATTTTCCAAATGTTTTGCTTCTATGTCTTCTTTTGATTGTCCATAGTATGCTACTCCATATCCATCCTTAATCATTTCTTGATTAAGATTAAATTCAGTCTCGTAAACTGGATGTCCTTCTTGTTCAGTTATAAAAAACTCTCCAAGTATTCTACCATATTTACCTTTATCCAAAGAGGTTTTTAATTTGTATTTCTCACCTAACTTGAGATATTTTTGAACATATTTTTTAGAAGCTAAACCAAATTTCTTTTCTTCTAAATCTCTTGTTCTTGACTCAGGTGTATCTATACCTAACATTCTTACTCTTTGTTTTACATATGCCATTCCAAAACCTAGGTCGATATCTACATCAACCGTATCTCCATCTACTACTCTAAGTATTTTTGCGTTATATTCAAACATGTTTTTACCTATATATTATTTCTAAAAACGAACTCTATTGCACGTTCGGCTTCCTTTTCTATATCTCTCTTAGCATACCAACTACCAGTATCGCTATCCAATTGTCTACATAAGTATTCAACTTCTTTTGCTGTAATAGGATAACCTTTAGCCATTGCATTTCCAGCAGTACTTACCATGATTTGATATAGTTTCGCATACCAACCTGTATCAGTTATTCCTTTGTACTCTTCAATTTGTTTCTTATTAACAAAAGGACAATCATCATAATTAGTCCAACTAAAATTGGTATTTTGAAGTTGACCTTTTCTATGTTCGATTAATCCTTTTTGAATTGCATCAGGTAATCGATTAAAAAAGCCTTCTTGTCTATTTATATATGGATGTTTCCCCATCAGTTCTACTGGGTCCATTTGTGTACCTTCATGAGTAAAGATAAAGTTATTTGCATTTTCATATTGATTAGGTATATAATACATACGTGATAAATCTTTTGTTTGTGCATCAGATGCATCTAAAAATTCTTTATTCAAAGCATACCAAAAATGTTTAATGTCATCTTTAAGAACTGGATATCTTAAATCAAATACTAAACGAAACTTTGGTGATTCTTTTGTAGATGATGCTGTTGAATAACATACGTACTTATAATCAGGATAAGTTTTTTCAATAGTTCTTATATCACCTTTATAATCATCAATATCTAAAGCGGCCCAACCACCCCAACCAACAACATTAGCATTGGCTCTTGTGGTACCTGGCTCATAAGTAGCAGGTGATATTAAAGGTGCTTCCTTTTTAGTAGGATACTTATCATCACTAGCTAACTTATATAATACACCAGCAAACTCATCAAAAGAACTATAATCCATTCTCTTATGAGTTTTGTTATCGTATATATTATCAAATATCGTTAAACTTACCATGGTTTCCTATATGACTTGGTGCTTCCCAATCTTCTGGTTTTGCTAAATCAGGTAATCCAAGTGGGTTTGGTCTTGATTCTTTAATTCCTACATTCTTTCTCATGTTTGCATATAATACTTCATCCCATGCTTTGTATGGGTCAACACCATAAGCATCTAGAGTACCAATTGCTACAACACATAAATCAATTAAACCATCCACAATCTCTTCAGCATCTTTACGTTGATACGCAGCTTGTGTTTCATCTAATTCTTCTTGTAGGAAATTAATTCTAAACTTTAAAAATTCATTTAACTTTTCTTTATTAGCATCAACCCAATCACGAGTTTGATACTTAGTTTGCATATCATGAATATCTTTTACCCAGTCTTTGCTCATACTATGATGTCCTTTTTAGGTGTCATGATTCTACTGCCAACTCCTTTTACTTGGTCCACTAATGAATCAAGTGGGTCTACAATAAACATAACAAATTGTCTATCAATGGTTATACCTTCTTTTGCTTTGGTATATGGCATGAAAGGAATGAATCCAATCTTACCAGGTTCCGGTGCAAAGAGAGCATGACCATCTTTAATTGTAATAGTTTCAGAAGATGATTCGTCAACTTGACCAATGACCTCTTCACCATTACTTAGTCTTACTAATTTATATTCCATTTTTTTTTCCTCTTGGTATATTATAACACATTTCTGCGTAAATGTAAATAGTTATTTAATTTATTTACAGTATCAATCTCAGTTTGTGGATTGTTCCATTGCCTGTTTAATCTACTTGGATGTGGTATCTTACAATGTTCGACACCTAATCTCTTTAGATATTCAGAGGCTACATTTCCTAAAGCCACTATGTGAGAGTATTTATACGATTGTTCTACAGTAAATATAACTTCATCTTCTAAGTTATAGATATTAGTCCAATCATATTCTTCCTTTATCCAACCATTAACTCTATTCCAAGTAGTTGATTTGGATTTATCTACTAAACCAGGTTTCTGTCCTACAACTAATATATTAGCCAAAGAAATCCTCCAGGTTTGCTACCTCCTCGCTTGTCCATCCAACCGCTCCAAGGATTGGTTCAATAGGGTCAAGGAAAGTCTTTTGAAATTGCAAATCATAATCAACATACGAATGCAGTTTGAATTCTTCTGGCAAATAATCAATAAAGCCAATAACGTTTTCTTTCATTGGATTTGCTTTGCGTAAATAGATGAATTTAATCTTATCACCATTTTTTATGTGTTGGTATTTTTTTCCTAGGGCAAGATTATCTATGCGATTATTGTAGAGCAATGCTGCTCGTACGTGCATAGGTGTACCCTTTTTATAGATGGCACCACCCTGTTTAAACTCACGAACCTTTGTGACTCCACGTGGGAATGCAACTTCATGTGGTTCCAAAGTTTTGAAATGATTTTTAAATTGGTTAATGGCTTGTTGAGTTTCCCTTTCATCTTTTTCGATAATTACTTTGAATAAAGCTTTTAATGCATCTCGGCATGGTTCAGGTGTACTAGATTTGATTGCTTCAATACCCATGATTTTTAACTTAGGCTTAGAATATCTTACACCCTCGTTGTCATGTACGTTTAAGATATAACGTTTTTTAGCTGTCCATATACCACGATCTGCAATAACTTCCCTTTTCATAACCATGCGATTAGATACACCACCTAGTATTTCATATAGCTTTTCATAAGATTTAGCCAGTTCAGGCTCAAGCATATCATTGGCAACTTTATCTAAGAAGTCAATAGGATTCTCAGGATTAAATTTAGATACTATATCATCTAAGCATACATACAAACTATCGGTGTCGATTGCGACAACATAGTCTTTTCGTTTTGTCGTTTTGAGCACTCTATTAACATAGGAGTTAAGTGCATATTCGGCCCATCGAATTGTAAGTTGCCCGGTGAGTGTAATGGCTTCAGCAATACGTTGGTCGAAGAATCTAAAATAACGATTACCCAAAGCGCCATAAAGAGAGTTAAGGAGAATCTTAATCGCCACTTGCCTATTCTCGGCAATTGCAATTTTTCTTTCAATATCATAAGTTTTTTGTCTATCATCTTTATCAACCTTTTCTTTTTCTTGTTGTGCTTTAATCATTTCCTCTTTGATTCCAACACGTTCATTATACATTTCATTTATTATAAGAGGAATAATACCTGGCTTAGTAGTATCAAAATGCTGACCATTTGCAGCAACAGCTTCATCTTCTGGAGATGGAAACCTGTCACCAGTTGCTAGCATATCTTCCATATCAACTTTACTTACTACACCATTCAATATTGTCTCGGGAGACATATTGTATTGCATAATAATAGATGGATATAGAGAATTCAAATCAAAACTGACTATATTATTATGAATTCCAACATGTGGGTCTTTTACATAACCACCTGGATATGCTGTTTTTGTTTTATCTTCGGCAAAAGGAATAACAATATTATTCTCATGCAGCTTACGATAAATGATTGTGTCCCATATTGCTGTAGTGCCAAAGGTATCATTATAGTTAACACCACCTTGGTAAGCCATAGTTAAACAAAGAGTAATCAATCCAAGTTTATCTTCGATTCTATCAACCAACTCAACATCCTTTATATTATAATCAATAAACTTTTGGAAGTTATGTTTGTAAAGAGAATGCAAAGAACCATATTCTTGATATGATAACTTTTTCTCACCAAGTACTACATGAGCAATGTGGTCTAACTTATAGGATTCCTGTGGTCCATAGGAATATCCAAACTTTTTAAATAGGTCAAGGTAATCTAGATTAGATATACCTTTTAGTTCATAGGCAGTTTGTGTTCTACCCATTTGTGTAATATCCCTACGTTCAATCATACCCCATGGTGATAGCCTTTTTACGTATGCTTCACCTAATAGTTTATGTACACGATTTACAACATAAGGAATATCAAAGAATCTGGTATTCCAACCGGTCACTACATCAGGAGAGTGAGATGCCGAGGACCAATGTGTTATGAAGTTGACCAAAAGGTCAGCCTCGGTATCGCAGTGTTTGTACACCACCCGGTTGGTTTTCATTATAGATTCATCTACGTTATAGGTGCCGAGACCCCACACATAATATGTATTGTCGATATTATTTTTAATCGTAATCGCAGTGATTTGATTTTCAGCTTTATCTGGCTCGGGGAAGCCATTGTCCGACGCAACCTCAATATCAATCGTAGTCACATTTACTTTGTTACGATTGAATTCGATCTGACCTGGAAAGTAGTCATTGACAAAAGCTGAAATATATCGAGTGTTTCCAAAGATATGGAGCCCGGCGGTGTGTTTGTTCTTTTGAAGCCATTCTTTTGCTGAACGCATAGAATCAAATGGTACCTCACCAACGGGAGTACCATCCAGTGCTTTCCATTTTGTAGGACGATTCGTACTTACGTAAAGCTTTGGTTCGTATTTAATTTTTTCTTGGATTCGTTTATTGTGGTCATACCCACGGAGGAGTATCATATTTCCATAACGACTTACATTAGTATAAAACTTCATAACATGTATATTATATCACAGTTTACAGCGTTTGTACACTGTTTTTTTCAAAAAGGTTGGGGGAAGTTTCCCTCCCCCGCATGATTTTGTATTACCCCATATTCCCGTATGATGATAGCCATATTAAGGCAGGTGCTAATCCTAAGATTCCTACCATAATTACTGCCATTTCCATAAAGTCTATAAGGGTCCTACCAACATCATCATACTTATCCATAAAGTGGATTATAGTTTTCATGATTGTTCTCCGACAAATAAGTTTATTACTTTATCTGCCAGGTTTTCGCTGATACTAGCCTTTCAAATATTGCTTTTTCTTTGATGCCCCAGCAGACCCTAATTCGATCTTTCTAGGACGCTTCTCTTCAGGAAGTTCTACTCTAGCATACACTACTAGTATTCCATCCGTCAAATCAGCACCGTCTATTACTACAAATTCTGAGAGTCGAAAACTTTTCTCGAATTTGCGGGACGATATACCTTTAAATGCATAATCTCGGTCATCACTAGCCATCTCACCAGATATTTTAAGGATTCCATCTTTGACTTCTACATTGATGTCTTCCTGTCTAAATCCTGCCAAAGCTAACTCGATTAAGAATTTCTCTTCATCGACTTTTACTATGTTGTGTGGTGGATAGTTATCGTTTCCAGACCTGGCACTTTGATGAATCCTTTCTAAGTCTTCGAATAAAGTATCAAATCCGACGAATAATGAACGAGGCACGTTCAAGTTATTTCTTCTTACCATTTTTATTTCCTCCTATAAATAGCAAGGTTATATTGGGAACCGGTCCAATACCGCATTCCTCGATTATATTTATACCAGATTATATCCTAGTTTAAATAATTTTTTCACTTAGTAGCCATTTTAACTACTTTATTTATTCTACCGCATTTCATGAATTTATGAAATTTCTGTAGATAGTGTCTAATTCTCTTTTGCATTGCTGTTTCCTATGTTGTACTTAGGGCACAGCTCCCATTGGACTTTCTCTTTAAAAGGTATGACCTTTATTTGTCTCAATGGCGCTAAATCTTTAGAAGCCTCTGGGTTAATTATATTAATTAATCCCCAATCGGCGAGTAGAGTTGCAATTGTATTTCTACGTTGTACATCATTTTCTATTAGGTTAGATGGCTTTCCGTCTAACAAAAATAGTTCTTTAAAATGTACTATAAAGTATCTACCTTGCTTGTGCAAGATATGACACGATTGAAATAGCTTATTATCTTTTCTAGATGCTACTCCAATTCTAGTTAATGTTTCTCTTATTTTGAGAAAATCATCGGGTTCGTTCAATGTCACTTCTAACATATCAGCCGGGACCCAATTTTTTATTTGATTATCGTTTTCCACCTTTAAATCCTTTTCGTTTCAACTCTTCTATATCTTCATTACTAAATAATTCTAAAACAGATTTAGCTTTTTCGTTGCTATACCCATAATGTTGTTTGATGAGTTCTAGGTTTTTTACATCCTGTGGTTTAACCCACTTGGACCATCTTTTCTTCTTCTTAATTATATTTATAAAAAAATCGAATTGAAGACGGTGGTCTAGGTGGTGGAACCTATTCATTTCATTAGCATATAGAATGGTATCATTAAAAAATGAGAAATTCCTATTGATAATAAATGGGTTATATCCTTTTTCAGATATATCATCTACCATAATATCCTTTTTGGATTCATTAATAGATTTTATATATTCAAATGGATTCATAGGTCTAGTGCCTTTCGTACCTGCTCATCAAGTATTTTTGCTTGTCTCTTGGATTCACTTAGTTCATTATTAAGCGCCAAGATACGTTTGTTCGCATCAGCTAATTGCTGTTGCAAAATCTTTACATTGTTTTGAAGTATTGCTACTTCAGTTTCTGCGTTAAATTCTTTCATTTGAAACTTACTCCTGCCATTATTTCTGTTAAACACGCAACCATGTTCAATTCATGGTCAGCCACAAAACTGTCTTTGTACTGATAATCAGCAAGAATAAGCACTACTTGTGGAATGGATTGTGGTTCTACATATTCATTCATACTATCATATATTTTCCTAAACATTGCTGTAGGTTCTATATCGATATTATCGGCAACCCATTGTCTCATCTTTCTAAAGTCTTTTGTTTTTAAATGATTCATCAAGTTATTAACTGAGATATCATTTACGTTAACTAATATACCAGAGTCAATTTGTCCTGATGTACCATACCTTTGTAATTCATTTATTGTTCTACGAAAGTCTGGAAAGTATTTCATAATCAATTCAGCTAGTACTTCATTCTCATATTGTACGTTTTCAGTACCAAGAATATGTTGAAGTCTAGTCATGAATTGCATGGCCATATCTTCCTTTTGACCTTTTGGTATAGCAAATTCAACTACACTACATCTTGAGTGTAATGGTTCTATAATTCTATTTTTAAAATTACAAGTTAGAATAAACCTGCAATTGGCTGAAAACTCTTCAATAAATCCACGTAAAGCGGGTTGGGTGGACTGGGGATTTAGATAATCAGCCTCATCTAATATAACCACCTTGTATCCACCCTCTAAACTAACTGAGCTAGCAAATTGCTTTATTTTATTTCTAAGGGTATCAATACCAGACTCTTCTGAGCCATTGATAATGATATAATCTAAATTTAATTCGTTGCACAATGCTTTGGCAACTGTTGTTTTACCAGTTCCTGCAGTGCCCGTTAAGAGCATGTTTTGCAGTTCCTTTTGTTTTAATATTTGCTTAAAATCTTTTTTAAGCTGCGAGGGTAGTATACACTCGCTAATGTTAGTTGGGCGATATTTCTCAACCCATAAAAATTCTTTCATAATATAATCCTTTCAAATGTGTGCGGGGACTTTCACCCCGCGTGATATTAACTGTCTGAATCTTCTTCAGGAGTTTCAACTACAGGTACTTCACCTTCGGGTGCTTCACCATCTTTGGGTGCAGCCGCATTTACAAATGCCACCACTCTACTTCTTAAACCACCAACGGATTCAAGTTCAGGCCCTTCAAAGGCACCCCTTTTAGAGCACAGATCAATTATCTGTACTATAGTTGCTACGTCCTGGAGAGAAAGTCCAGTATCTTGACCACCTTCTACTGGTGCATCAACATTTTCAGTTTGTACTTCATCACTCATAATGTCCTCCTAGGTTTTAGACTTATTTTATATTTATACATGAAAAACTGAGTTTTTCTCTAATGCAATAAAATATTCCACTGGATAATTGCTATTTGTCCAATTCGATATTAATTTTGAAGATATACTTACAAAGTAATCTCCTGGTAGCAATTTCAAGTTTGGTATACTTATTACAAAATCAAATTCGTTTTTACACGAATTATCTTTATCCAACTCTATATCGAACGAATTAGAGGTGGCGTCTCTGCCATCGGAAACTTTAGCTGTTATAACTCCATTGCTTCCGGATAGCGTCAATTCAGTATGTCCAAGAACTGCAGCTGCTTTACGTATTTGAGCCATTACATCTTCTGCAATGTTAACACCAAGCTCTGCATTTGGCATCTGAATATCTTTTTGAGGTGTGGTTAAAATATCCTGTTCAGCAAAGAAGTAATTTATCTTTTGCTGATTGGCTAGTTTATTCCCACCCACTGTATTGCTGATTACGACCGACTTTTCTTGAAAATCGACTTGAGGGTTTTCAATAAGACCATATACTGACAAGAACTCGTTTAAATCATAGATTCCAAACTCTTGTGGAAAGTCTTCTACAATTTCAGCTGTTGCCATTATTGTTTTAGCTTCCGATATGGTACTCACCCTTTGGCCTGGTTTCAATACCAAGTTGGGATTAATCGTTGCAAAGTTTTTTAACACATTAAGTGTATCATCAGATAGTATCATATTTTTTTCCTCATAATATTTATCTATTATATCACATTTTTGAGTGTGTGTACACTGTTATTTTTTGAACCTTTTATGTACTGATAGACTTTTTGATAAATCTAACATTGCATTAGTTAGTTCAGGCTTATCGATTGTTTGTACATAATCCATTTGATTAATACCATACAACCTTCCACTAGTTCCATTCATTTTCAAATCTGAAAACTCATCGGCATAGTATTCGTAAACTCTAATTTTATCTTCTGGTTTTTCTGGTATTCTTACCCAAAAGTTATAATCAACACCATCTAATTTTTTGAATTGTGTTTTATCTATAAACAATCCTTGGTGTTTAAAATTTAATCTCATTGTTTTTACTTCGTAGATTTTCTCTACTTTCTTTCCGTCAACCATTTCAGTAATGGTTCCGTCCTTAGTACTATCAAACCAATCGTCGGTTTTCTTAGCACCATGTATAATATCAGCAATTATTTTCTCGCCCATTGCTCCAAGGGTCACTGGTTTTTTATCTGTTGTCATGTTCGTGTAAAGCTATAATAGAATAATGGAGTACTTTCATTAAGTCACGACGTGCATCTTCTGGCGTCCCCTTTTTACCATACCTTTGCGCATACTTTAAAATGTTTCCAATTGCAAAACCTATACCATGACCGCAGTCAGATATAAATTCTGTAGATTGAAATTTGTTTTTAGAGTAGTGACCTTCATAGGTTTTATCAATATAGGTTTGGAGCTCTTTTATGAGAGCCCCTTCGCTAAACTTGTAATCTATTTTTTTATTAAACATAATCTTCCATATCGTTTATGTCATCATTGACTTCATCTACTTCTGGTGTTTGTACAAGTGATGGGTCATTGTTTGTGACTTTATCATATAAATCTAAGAAAGCTGCTTTGGTATCTTCATCAAACCTTGAGATACATAAGTCAATTGCTTTATCGACTTTTCCAAAGATTGCATATGTTTGTACAATATGGCAAAGTCTTCTTGTTGAAATAACTTCATCTACACCATCATCGTAAAAAGTTTTTCTTATGATATCAGCCCATGTGACTAAGTTTTGAGCTAGCTCATCAGCAGTAATATCACCTTTAGCATCAGATGGAATGTATTTATCCATGTGCTTAAGTACAATTTTCTTTTCAATATTAATTGATGCAAACTTTTGGTCAACTGATACTGTAAATCTTTCAAGGAAAGCTTCATCAATTATAGAAGCTGCTGTAAATCTACCATCATCAGAACCTTTACCTTTTGTATTGGCTGTGGCTATAACATTAAATCCATTAGCAGGCTCAATAACTTCTCCAGTCTTTTTAACAAGTACGGGTTTACCTTCAAGGATTCCTTGTAAGCACATAATTTTATTTGTAGCTCTATCGATTTCATCCAATAAAAGGATTGCGCCATTTTCCATAGCTTTAAGTACTGGCCCTTTGGCAAATACAGTTTCTCCATTAACAAGTCTAAATCCACCCAATAAGTCATCCTCATCAGTCTCAGGGTTTATTTGAACTCTAATGAATTCCTTACCAAGCTTTGCACAAGCTTGTTCAACCATGAAAGTTTTTCCATTACCGGAAAGACCACTGATGTATGTTGGATAGAACATTCCAGACTTGACAATTTTTACTATGTCATGGTATGGACCCCAAGGTACGAATGTGTTATCAACCTTAGCATATGTTTTTTCATCATTAACTACAGATTGAACCATTCTAGCTGCAGCTGTTGGAACAACTTCAACTTCGGTTTGTACATCATCCCTAAGTGGAATGATTAAACCAGCCAAATCGTATGTGCCGATTTTGACTCTATTTGATTTGTCAAAGATAGGACCGTAATCCTTTCCTTTGTATCCAAACGATAATCCAACATCAACAATTTGTTGTTTTCTGAATTGGGTTTGGTCAGGATATCTCGAAATGAGTTCCTTTAAGATTACCTCGGTTTGAGGTTGTATATTCACGTTTTTCATAATATAATTAACTCCTTATTTTTATTATATACTATCTATTATACACCGTTTTTCTGCAAATGTAAACGGTTTTTTCACTTTTTTTTCAATTATTTTTATGCTACTGCTCCACCAAAATTCTTTAATAATACTTTGTTTGTTTTACCAGACTTAGCAGCATTTTTAAATGATGAAGTAAGTTGCCCTTTAGTTGCACCAATTTCTGGAGCAAATTCTGTTCCTTCTGTCTTTAATGTACCTATGCCACCTTTTAGCAAGTAGTAAGTATCATAACCATGAATGTCATTTTTAATAATACATTTATTTTTTCTGTATTCTTTATTAGCTTCTTTTCTCCAATCGTTAGCTTCATCAGTATGGAATCCCCATTGACCACTTTCAACTTCATACATATCTTGTAGTTTGTTTTTCCATCCATAATGTCCATCAGATATAAAGAACCCTAGAGTATTTACTGCATAATTTTTAGAAAGATTTTGTAGAAGTGCTGTTGTAAGTCCTCTTCTACTTGAATTTCCTATAATTAATCTTCCATCAAGTTTAATACTCATTCCGGCATAATACTCTGTTCTCAATCTTTTGATATCAAGGGAACTATCAATATAAGGTCTTGAACCATTTGCATCACCATCAGATATTACTACTAAATTCATTTTATCTACATTATGCTTTCTTTGAAAATCTTTTACAATTTGAGTTGTTGCAACAAGAGCTTCGTTTAATGGTGTTGAACCATAACCTTCTTGAGTAGCCATTATATATCTTTCATCACCTGTCCAATAATTACTGGTCTTTTCTTTTCTTACAAAACAATGATATATTGCTTCTTCAAAATCAGCTTTTTTCAAGGTTGATGATATAATTTGTGGCATCGATAATGTTTGATTATCTAACTCACCATCTATTTGTTTAAATTTAGCTTTATAATTTTCTGTAGTAAATCCATAGATATCAAAAGGAATATTTACTTTCCTACAAAATACTGCTAGGTGAACTACTTGGTCAAGGACATCTCCCATACAACATGACATACTTCCTGAGTAATCAATTAAACCAATCATTCCATGATTTTTTGAATCAGCCAATCTTGTGACTCTTGAGAATATATCATCATCAGTTTTATATGCCCATAGTTTATTTACATTGATTGAACCAGTTCTAGCTGTTTGAGCTCTTGTCCATCTATAAGCTGCTTTTCTTAATTCAAATTCTTTGACTGCAAATCCAACATCTCTTTGAACTTTCTTATAGTACTCTTTAAAATCTTTTCTATATGATTCATAATCTTTATCATACTCACCTAGAAGTTCTCTATATTTTGTTATATTTTCTTTTCTACTTTTGTCTAATGATTTATAGTCAATAATTATTTTTGATAATGTATCTTTAGAAAATTGAGATGCTAAAGCTTTAGTTCTACTCTTGCCTTCATCTGAAAAATCTAATAAATCTCTCTCTTTTCTTCTAAAGTTTTCATCAGTATTAGATACATCTTCTTCCATAGAATGTGATGGTGGATTAGATGAATCCTCCTCCGGGGAAGGCGTATTCTCTTCGTCGCTTCTTGAGCTAGAATCATTGGTCTCTTTGCGATCGTCAGAGTCCTCGCTAACATCCTCAGATTTGGATTCAAAACTTTGTTGTTCTTGTTCATAATCATCATGGCCACTTTGTGATGGTCCATCTTGATTTTCTTCATTACCATTATTCTCATTATCCAAATCTAGGTCTGGCATTTGAGGTGGTTCTAATAATTCTGGAGTATTTTCTTTTGTGTATGCTAATATAGCTTTTACAACTTCAATAACATCGGCAAATGTATCAGTTTTCATTGTTCTATTATATAGTTCCATCTCTTCATCGTTAAATGGAATATCAAGGTGTGTACCTACTTTTGCTTTTAGATTAACTTTATCTATAAGTTTCATATCATCAAAATCATGGTCATCACCAAAAAATCCATCTTCGAATAATTTAGCATATCCTCTTTGGAAAGGTCCTATTAAACCAACATATCTAGATTTTATTTTTCTTTCAATCCTAGCATCTTCTACAACATTAATATATGTACGAGGACATCCTTCCAATTTTTCTGGAGAATCATGCCATCCTTCAAATGGTGTTTCCAATGCATGGCCAACTTCATGACCTATTAATAAATCATTTACGTCTTTACCTTTGTCCGCCCATTGTGGAAGACCAAGGATTCTATTTTTAATATCAAACCATGCTGTTTCATAGTTTCCATGTTGAACTGTAATATTTTCAGTTGCTAAGAGTTTAGCTAATATAGATTTTTGTGACATATTAGTTTTCCCCCCATACTACCATGAGCGTTATTTGAATTGTTATGATTATGATTCCGATTATATCCATTAAAACTCCTTACATTTTTAATTTATATATCTATTATACACCGTTTTTGCGCAAATGTAAACGGTTTTTTTAAAAAAAAGTGAATTATTTTCACAATTCCATTACCTGCCGTACACGCGGGTAGGAATTATTTTATCTTAGAAAAGTTATTTTTCTTAAAAAACTCTATTTTTGATCTGAATTTATCTTGTAGAACATCACCTTTGTGTGATATAATAAACACGTTAGTATCTTCTTCAAGAGTACCAAGTATCTTTGTTAAACAATCTACACCATCCACATCTAAACTTGAATCAAATGTTTCATCCAATACCAACAAATTTGTTGATGCTGAATTTTTCATCTTGGCTATATGCCTCCAAGTAAATAGTAATGATAAATCGATTCTTTGTTTCTCACCTTCTGAAAAGGATGCATAGTTAAATGAATCTCTATGTCTTGACCTAATGGTCTCATTAAAGTTTTCATCTAAATGGAACGATACAAAGAAATCTAATATTTGTAAATAATGATTAATTAGTTTATTCATAACTGGTAAATACTGTTTGATTACTTTTGTTTTAATTCCAGTATCTTTTAACATTTCACCAATCACTTCATTATAAGTTCTTTCTTCTACAAACTCTAATTTCTTCTCAGTAAGTTTATTTCTTTTCTTATTAAGACTTGTTTTTTCTCTTTTAGCCTTTGATACATCTCCAGTTTGACTCATTAATCCATCAATCTCTTTTTGTATCTTAGTAATCTCACCCTGATGTACACCAATGGTATCATTATTTCTATTTATCTTTTCTTGTCTCTGACGAAGTTGATTTAATAAATTAGCATTCTCTACTTGTTCATTCTTTAATTGACCAATAGATTTCTTTAAATCAGCCTTTGCTACTTGTAGTTCATTTGCTTTGGACTTAATAGAAGTTTGTTTTTCTTCTTTTAAACTTTCATCTATCTCTTGGTCACATGTTGGACAGTTATCATTATCCTCATAGAATCTAGATTCCTTTACAAGGTCTCTTATTTTAGAATTAAAATTTAAATCATATCCTTCAAGGGTAGACATTTTCTTGGCTTGTTCTACTTGGTCCTTTTCACTACTCTTAAGTTGAACCATTAAACCTTCGCCAAGGTCTTTTGAATCTTCAAATAGTTTTGTTATTTCATCTTTATGAGAATTAATACTTTCTCTTTTCTTTTCTATTTGGTCATCGTTTAACTCTTGTAAATCTTTTATATATTTTTCAGATGCTGTGATTTTAGTTTTTGTAATATCTAATGTATGGTCTAAATCTACTAACTGTTCTCTAATTTTAATATTCCTTTCCTTTAATAGAATATTCATTTTAGTAAATATATTAATATCCAATAAATCTTCTATTACGTGTCTACGCGTCCATGCGGGTAATTGCATAAATGGAATAAAAGAACTACTACCTAATACAACCACCTGGTGAAATGATTTATGGTCAAGCTTTAGAATGTTTTGTTCAAGGAACTTTTGGTAATCCCTTACATTACTAGCTTGATTAATCATATTTCCATTTTGCCATATCTCAAATTTGTTAGGTTTAATACCTCTTACAATTTTAAAATCTACTTGGCCAATAGAAAATTCAATTTCAACTAAAGAATCTTTACCATTAATTGAGTTAATTAACTGGCCTTTCTTTATATCTCTATGTGATTTACCAAACAAACCAAATGATAAGGCATCTAATAATGTAGATTTACCTGCACCATTTTGTCCTACGATTAATGTTGTTGGGGCTCTTTGTAAGTCGATTTCAATAGGGTCGTTCCCTGTTGACAGAAAATTCTGCCATTTACATGATTTAAATGTTATCATACTATATATTTATCTCTATCCTTACTAGCTGTATATTTGGTACCAGTCTTACGACCATAGTAAGGTTTCTTTTCAATTCCTTTTGTTCCTTCTCCGCTTAATACAAATAACATAATACAAAAAAGGCTAGATACAACTCCGAATGTTATTATTACTGCATCCATTATACTACCTCTAAATTCTGTGCTTCAGTGTATAGCTTTTTCAATTCAACTTTTAAATGTTCTTTATCTAAATCAGTTTCTACAGCTTCCACATAAGTATCTAATAACGAGGTTGTATCTTCGAGAGATATCTTATCATCTTCTACGCTCTCTCCAAGATATTCTTCAAAGCTTTCTGCTATTTTTAACTCATAAGTATCTACACTTTGTAGCCTATCAACAAACTTATCAAACATATATAAGTCATTTTTATTTATAACAATAAGTTTTATGAATTTTTGGCTGTATTGACTTACATCAACTTTGTCATAATCTGTTTTTGTATCATCATATATTACCTTTTTAAACATAGTAATAGGATTTCTTATTGCTTCAATTTTTCTGGTATCAGTATCTAATATGTGGAAATACTTAGGGTCATCAACATCAGCCCAAGTAAATTCCATTTGAGAACCTAAATAATGTACGTTCCCTTTTGTAGATTTAGTATGGAAATGACCTGATAATACCATTTCAAATCTATCAAATATTTCTGAATTCATACCATGAGGGTTTGTTTGTCCTGGCATCATATCAAATCCTTTGAGTTCTAAATGAGCACCAAGGATTGAGGCCTTACAATTTTTTGACCACTCAACATATTCTTGATAGTTAGAATTATTAATCCATGGAAGAACAGCTACTTTTAATCCATCATAATCTAATACTGTAGGTTTCATACAGATATTAACGTTGGTTGTGAAATAACCTAATAGTTCTTTTAAGCTACAAAGCTCATTTGTATTTTTAAAATAAACATCATGATTACCAGGAATGATATCCATAGAAATACCAGCATCACGCATTGGTTCTAAGAAATGATGTCTGTTTGCATTAAGTGCTTTAAAGTTAACAAATTTTCTATGCTCATAGTAATCACCTAAATGAAGTATTTGAGTTATACCATGTTCTTTTAAATATGGAAAGAATATTTCCCCATAGAATCTTTCATTATACTTTAGAAATATATCACTACTATTCCTGACACCACAGTGAGTGTCGTTTAATATTGCTATTTTCATTTAAAGAATAACTCCAGTTTTGCTTTATCTTTTGCTTTCTTTTTCTCTTCTTTTGCAAAGGTATTAATTGCTTGGTCTTTCTTTCTAACCTCACCAATTCTAGCTTTTAATGTATCAACATATGCCATTGTTTCTTGTGCAGTTTCACCATCCATACCAGCTTGTACAAAATCGTCAATACCCATTTTCTCAATGAATTTAAACTTAATCTCTTGTTGTTTCTTTTCTTTCATTATTCTACGTATAAATGCATAATAACATATTTGTGTAAAATAAGAAAAAGCGTTTGGTTTTCCTGTCCTTGTAGCAGTTTCTATATTATAATTACCAATAGCTCTTAAGCAATTTTCTACAGCATCCATAACCATTTCTTCTCTATAAGTATATCTTACAAAGTTTGGTCTGTGGGATAATCCTTCTGAAATTTTTATAAAACATCGAGCGATGTAATCTGTGACTTTTGGTACTTCTTTATTTTTTTCTCTTAAATCTCTGCATTCAACAGCATAGTCCATGACTGCTTCAGAGAATTCGCGATTGTTGACGTAATGAGCCTTTTCTTTAGGCTTTAATTTTGCCATAGGTTTTCCTCCATAATTATCTATTATATCACATTTCTGCGTAAAAGTAAACTGTTATTTATTTAAAAAAAAATGAAAAAAACAGTGTACAAATCCTAGTTTTTATGATATAATAATATAGTACCCCAGGGAGGGAGAGTATACAAAATTAGTGTATGGTATAATCTTTATCCTTGAGGATTCTTTCTTCATCATATCGATCCATTAGTTCTTCTTCTAATTCTTTCATGATTTGAATGTCGGATTTAGGAGAAGGAACTGGCCTTCTTCTTTCATTTAACTTTAAAGCAAAGTCAATGTAAGCTTCTTTCACATCCTCAGCAACTTGAACATGACTTAAAATAGTTCTCTTTAGAACTTTAAAAGCTTTTGTTTCTGAGAATGGAAACCATGGAGTAAATTGGAATCCACCTATAAGATTACTTGTTATAACCAAAGGTCTTTCGATTATATAAGAATCATCGTTTTTCACTGAACATAGTGCGATAATTTCTTCGCCATTCATTAGCTTAAAGTGTCTTATGTTTAGTTCCTTTACTTCCATATTATATATTTATATCATGCAGATTGTAATCAAACTTTTCTTTGGAATATATTTTAATTCTTTCAGCTGCATGGTTGAGTGTATAGTTTTTCCTTGACTTCCAATGTAAATCATCAGCTATGTCAAAGACCTTAGTATTTCTACCGTCCGGAGATTTCCTCAAACCTCTTCCTATTGATTGTAGGACTCTAATTTGAGATTTACTAGGACTTGCAAAAACAATATTGTGAAGACGCTTAATGTTAATACCAGTAGAAAAGGTACCAAGAGAAGCCACAATAATTGCATTGTCCTCTTTTTCAGTAATTGCACGGGTATCTTCTCTGCTATCAACATCGGTTTCTCCAGATACATAGAATAGTTTTCTATCATCTTTTATTTTTTCCTTTAATAAATTGTGTAATGGTTTTCCATGCTTTTCAACATAATTAAATAATACTAATGTATTACCTTCTAGGTCTAAAGCCAGGTTAGCTATAAAGTTATTTCTTGGTTGATATCCTACTATAAAATCTATCTCTTCCTGATAATCTCTTTGTACTTTACAGTATTCATCTTTATATTTTAATAATAACATATCGATACTTAACTTAGCAAGAGTATCATCATCCATTAATTGTTTTGTGGTTGTGACTTTATGTACAGGCCCAAATAAACCTTCCAATACTAATTGATGTGTTTGAGTACCATCTAACGTACCAGTACATCCTATACGATATTCAGCTTCAGTACATTTTTCCATAATTGATGTTAATGATTTAGCTTTAAACTGA